TCGCCACTTTGAAATTGACCTGCACCAGTCAACGAACGTCTTTGGTGACAATGCCACAGGCAAGACCTCCCTTATTGACGGCTTTTTTTGGTTGCTTTTTGATAAAGATAGCAGCGACAATTCCAAATTTGGGATTAAGACTTTGGACGAAAACGGAGAGATTATCCCACAATTGGAGCATGAGGTTGGCGGTGTCTTCCTAATTAACGATGAAGAGGTTACCATCAAGAAGATCCTCCGCGAAAAATGGGAAAAGCGCCGTGGCGGAACAGACCTCTTTTTTAACGGCAATGACAACCTGTTTTTTTGGAATGACGTGCCAATGCAGGCTACAAAGTTTGCTGCCAAAATAAGCGAACTGATCAACGAGGACACGTTCAAGTTAGTGACCAACCCGTTATATTTTAACTCGGCAAAATACGGCTGGAAACAGCGCCGGGAGACCTTGTTAAAGATTGCCGGGCATATTGATAACGCTGTTGTGTTAGACCAAATAAGCACACCAGAAAACCGCCCCCAGGTTGCAGCATTGGGTAATGCCTTTAAGTCCCGCAAAACGGTTGAGGAATACCGGGCTGAAATCGGGGCCAAAAAGAAAAAGCTAAAGGACGAATTAACGCTTATCCCTTCACGCATAGATGAAGTACGGCGGAGCATGCCAGGTGCGGTTGATTACTCCGAAATAAATGCTGCCATTGCTGCACGCCAATCCCGCCTGCAGGCGATTGACGAGGAGATGGTTAATGCCAGCAAAGCCCAGCAGTCTGCCAATGAGGTGCTACAAAAAAAACAAGCTAACCTTCACGCACACAAGACGGAACGGCAGAATATTGAATTTGAAGTAAAAGCCAAGTTTAATGAGGCTAAAAACGTGCGGACCAATTCTATAAAAGAACTGACCAGCCGCAATTCAATTGTTTTAACATCCATTCACAACGCACAGCAGAGCTTGGAATCTGCTAAGGTAAAAGCGGCACAATACGCTGAACGCCTCGCTTCCAAGCGAAATGAATGGGTGTCCGAAAATGAAAAGCAGCTGGTTTTTGAAGAGGGTAAATTTTGCTGCCCTGCTTGTAAAGCACCCTTTGCGCCTGAAAAAGTGGAGGCGGAAAAAGAAAGGCTTACTGCAAGCTTCAACACTGACAAGCAAAACCGGCTGGCTGACATCAAGCAAGCTGGTGCCGACTACAGCAACAAGATTGCTTTGGAGAATAAAACAATCGCTGATAAAACAACGGAGATTGAAACGTTGGAAGCTGAGCGCGCCGAGTTGGAGTTAAAAATTACCGAATTAAAAGCGGAACACGAGGCACTTAATCTTGACTCGGCGGCAGAGATTGAACGTTTACTTTCTGAAAGCTACGAGTATACTACTGTCAACACCATTATTGCCGGGCTTGAATACGAGTTAAGCAAGCCAACAGGCACAACCATTGACTTATCTTCTTTCCGCACCCGCAAGGCTGAAATTACCGCAGAGATTGACCAACTGAAACGTCAGCTTGCCAGCAAGGATGCTCGGGAAACGGCGTTAAGCCGCTTGGCCGAACTGGAAAAGCAGCAAAGCGAATTTGCGCAACAGCTGGCTGACCTTGAAGGCTACGAAAATGCTATTGCTGAATTTACCAAAGCCAAAATGGAAACATTGGTAAACCGCATCAACGGCCGATTTAGATATGTGTCCTTCAAGCTTTTTGAAAAGCAAATAAACGGCGGTGAGGTGGAATGCTGCGAGACATTAGTACCTGGCCCGGGTGGATTGGTGCCGTTTAGCGATGCAAACAACGCAGCAAGGATTAACGCCGGGCTGGATATCATCAACACCCTTTGCCAGCACTATAATATTTCAGCCCCTATATGGGTAGATAACGCGGAAAGTGTCAATACCCTTATTGAAGTGGAAAGCCAGTTGGTACGCCTTGTGGTGAGCAACGATAAGGCTTTAAGGATAGAGCCGCAGGAGTACGCAACCGTTGCTCTTTTTGATAGGGTTGCCATTTAAATTATTCACTTTTTAACACTAATAATATATGTCTGAAGTTACACAACAGCCAAACCCTAATCCAAAGCCTAAGCAGTTTGGCGAAAACACATTGGATGCCGTAATGCTTAAGGTGAATGCGCTGCAAGAAAGCAAAAGCATTATCGTGCCACCAAATTACAGCACGGAAAATGCCCTGCGCTCCGCTTGGCTGCTGATACAGCAAACCAATAATATGAGCGGCGTGCCAGCGCTTACTTGCTGTACACCTGAGAGTATTGCCAATGCGCTTTTGGATATGGTTTTACAAGGCCTGAGCCCAGTAAAAAAGCAATGCTACTTCATTGTAATGGGTAATGCCCTAATGATGCAAAAAAGCTATTTCGGGCAGATAGCAATTAGCAAACGGGTTGCCGGAGTAATTGATGCCGTTGGGGTGCCAATCTACGAAGGGGATGTGTTTAAATATACCCGCGATTTACGGACTGGTATAGTTACCGTTACCCAGCACGACCAAGAATTTGATAACATCAACGTCAACAAATTAAAGGGAGCCTATGCTATTGTTACTTATGAAGACGGCACTGTTGAGTATGAAATAATGACGATGGTGCAAATCAAGGCCAGCTGGATGATGGGTAATGCCAAGGGCAACTCAAAAGCCCATATAAATTTTCCTGACCAAATGGCCTGCCGCACAGTGATTAACAGGGCTTTGAAAATACCTGTTAACAGCAGTAGTGATGCCGACTTATTTGATGACGGCGATTTGAGCATGAAGGGTAAACAGGCCGAGGGGGAAATGAAGCTGCAAATTTCAAACAACGCCAATAAAGAAGCGATTGGTTTTGGTGATGATGTGCAAGACGCGCCAGCGGAATCAATCTCGGTACCGGTGCAGCAAGCCAACCCATCGCCTGCGCCAACACCCGAGCCGGCAAACCTTGGCCCTAAGGCTACTCAGCAAGAAATATTTAACAACGACAACAAAAATCCCTGGGACTAATGATTTTAAAAATACTTGGCAGCAGCAGCAAGGGCAATTGTTATATTCTTGAGAATGACAATGAAGCTATCATTATTGAGTGTGGTGTGGACTTCGCCAAAATAAAAAAGGCCCTGAACTATAAGATTGCCAAGGTTGCTGCTTGCTTGGTTACCCATGAGCATAACGACCACAACAAATGTATTGCCGAAGTTATGCAGGCAGGTATCAATGTTGTTGCCAGCAAAGGAACATTAACGGCCAGCGGCGTATTGGATAGCAGCCGCGCTTTAGTGATAGGCAATAAGGAAGTAACCCAAGTGGGTAATTTTAAAATCATGGCTTTTGACGTGAAGCATGATGCTGCCGAGCCGTTGGGTTTTATCATTTTCCATCCTGAAACTGGCAGTGTGCTTTTTCTCACGGACACTTATTATTCAGGTTATGTTTTTAAGAATTTAAACAACATGATCATTGAGTGCAACTACAGCCAAGCAATTATTGATAAAAAGGTTGTAGACGGGGCCAGCCCGGAGTTTTTACGCAACAGGATATTGACAGCACACATGGAGCTGAACACATGCAAGGACCTGCTTCGGGCAAACGATTTGAGCCGGGTAAACAACATTGTGCTTATACACCTTTCCGATAGCAACAGCGATGCGCAATTATTCCAGCGTGAAATAACAGAATTAACAGGCAAGACAGTACATGTGGCTGATGCTGGAATATTTATAGATTTTAACAAGCAGCCTTTTTGACACTTGCAAGAACAATACGAAGCACATTTGACCCCGCCATCACATACGGCCTACAGGGCGACACAGTGGAAATAATAAGCACGCATGAAAATGTGCTAATTGTGGAAGGGGATAAAGGCCGGTTTTCAGTTATGCAAGACGATGTTACTGCTGATTTTGTAGAAGCTCCGGTTGAAATTATTCAGGAAAAGGAACCCAAGAAAGTGTCCGTTGCTGCTGCCAAGAAAAAACACCAATTACAAACACAACTTTTTTAAAATGAAAATCAAATTACAAATTAAAAACAGATGGACAGGCTCGGTAATATTTGAGCTTGAAACGGAAAATAACACCATGCGCCAAACCGTAGAGGCGTATATAAAAGAAGAATTATTAAAAGGTAAATACCGTGCGAATTTGACCGATGCGGATTTGATTCGTGCGAATTTGACCTCTGCGGATTTGACCCGTGCGAATTTAATCCGTGCGAATTTGATCGATGCGAATTTGACCGATGCGAATTTGACCTCTGCGGATTTGACCCGTGCGAATTTAATCCGTGCGAATTTGATCGATGCGAATTTGACCGATGCGAATTTGACCGATGCGGATTTGATTCGTGCAAATTTGACCTCTGCGGATTTGACCCGTGCGAATTTGACCCGTGCGAATTTGATCGATGCGAATTTGACCGATGCGAATTTGACCCGTGCGAATTTGACCTGTGCGAATTTGACCTCTGCAAATTTGACCTTTGCAAAAAATGATATGTTTTTGGTATTGCTTCATGCTATACCCGAAATATCTTTTTTAAAGAAAAATATTATTGAGGGCAAGATTGACGGCAGCACCTACGATGGTGATTGCGCCTGCTTATCTGGCACCCTTGTCAATAGCTGTTTTTTGAATAAAAACAATACAAAATCCGAGGTGTTGGAATCTATAATTTCCGTTAGGGATTCAGGTCGTCCTATTGAAAAATTCTTCCTTGCCATAAAGCCAGGCGATACGCCTGAGAATAATGCAGCCAGCAAAATAGCGTTGGAATGGATTAATGAATTTGAGACACTATTGACGCGGGCAAGTATTTAACAACTTTTTTAACCATCGAAAATTTACCAATGAGTAAAGCAAAAAAAAGCTAAAGTAGCCGGAGAGGTAACCGGTGCCAAGGACAATATTGAAACCAACATCGTTGACGAGTTTCTGAATTTATTTAAAAAGCAAAAAACAGCGTAGTTACCATGGAATACCAAGAATTTTTAAAAACAAAAGTAAAATCGCATACCTATTCGGGGTTTGATATTTCCAAGGATATGCTCAATAAACATTTATTCGCTTTTCAAAAGTTTATTGTTACCCGCGCCCTACGTTGTGGAAAGTATGCAATATTTGCCGATTGCGGGTTGGGAAAAACTTTAATGCAGCTTGAATTTGCGCACCAAGTAGTAAAGCACACGGGGCGGCCTGTATTAATTCTTGCTCCCCTTGCCGTTGGTGGGCAAACAATAAAAGAGGGTGAAAAGTTTGGCATTGAAGTCATTAAGTACATGCCCGAAATGGTTACTATGCCCGATATCCCGGCAGGTGTTTACATTTCAAACTACGAACAGTTATCGAATATTAATACGCAAGATTTCACCGGTATAGTGCTGGATGAAAGCAGTATCTTAAAAAACTTTGAAGGAGCCATTAAAACCCAAATTTTAGACTTGTTTGCTTGCACTCCTTATAAGTTGGCATGTACGGCAACGCCCTCACCCAACGACCCAATGGAATTAGGCAACCATAGCGAATTTTTAGACGTGATGAGCCGTAATGAAATGCTGGCAATGTATTTTGTTCACGATGGCGGCGAAACGGCTAAATGGCGTTTAAAAGGCCATGCGGTAAAACTGTTTTATCAGTTTATAGGTACGTGGGCTATCATGCTCAATAAACCACAGGATATAGGCTTTCCAATGGAAGGCTATAATTTACCCGCTCTTAACTTAATTGAAAAGCAGATAATTACGCCCAAAAAAGCCAACGGGTTGCGATACAATGGTAGGAGCATATCAGCTACACACTTTAACGCCGAATTGAGATTAACAAAAATTGAACGATTGAGCGAAGTTGCGGCGATTGTAAATGCCAGTACAGAAAATTTTATTATTTGGGTAAAACAAAACGAGGAGGGCGAAGAATTGCGAAGGCTGATACCAAAGGCAATAGAAGTTAAAGGCAGCGACAGCCCCGAATACAAGGAAGAGAAATTATTAGGGTTTGCCAATAATGAATTTAAAGTGCTGATTACAAAAAGTAAAATTGCCCAGTTTGGCCTTAACTATCAAAATTGCCGCAACCAAATATTTGCTTCATTAGATTTTTCTTTTGAGGGCCTTTATCAGTCTATCCGCCGGTCATACCGTTTTGGCCAAAAACAAGAGGTTAATATTTATTTAATTACCACCGATACGATGCTGAACGTAAAACAGGCCATCGACACAAAACAAAAACAATTTGAACACATGCAAGACGAAATGAGCAAGGCAATAAATAATAATTTGTCTGGCAACTTATTAGCAACTGCAATATTTAATACGGAGCGCAAGCAAAATGAATGGTTTGATATTAGGCGCGGCGATTGTGTGCAGCTTATTAAAGACGTTAAAAACGAAAGTGTAGGGTTTTCGATATTTAGCCCACCATTTGCCGAGCTATACACCTATTCATCCCATATTGAGGACATGGGCAATAGCCGAGACTACAACGAATTTTTAACCCAATTTTCTTTTTTGATAAAGGAGCTGTATAGGGTGCTGATGAGCGGACGCAATGTTGCGGTGCATTGCATGGATTTACCAATACAAAAAGGCAAGGAAGGATTTATTGGGCTTAGGGATTTTTCAGGGTTAATATTACGGGCTTTTGAAGAAGCGGGATTTGTTTACCATAGCAGGGTAACTATTTGGAAGGACCCTGTAGTTGAAATGCAAAGGACAAAGGCGTTAGGGTTGTTACACAAACAGATTAAAAAAGACAGCACAATGAGCCGTGTGGGTATCCCCGATTACCTTTTAATATTCAGGAAAGACGGGGAACGTAATAACCCAGTAACAAACACAGGCATACCCGTTGACCTTTGGCAAAAATACGCTTCCCCTGTATGGATGGATATAAATTACGGGAACACCCTACAGGGCTTTAGAAATGGCCGTGATGATAATGACGAAAAACACATTTGCCCGTTACAACTGGATACAATAGAGCGCGCCATCCACCTTTATACAAACCCTGGCGATGTTGTTTACACTCCTTTTATGGGTATAGGTAGCGAAGTTTATCAAGCCGTAAAGATGGGCCGAAAAGCAATAGGTCACGAGTTAAAAGAAAGCTATTACGATTTAGCAGTAAAAAATTGCAAGGCCCTTGTGGAGGCTAAAAAACAAACTACATTATTTGACCTTTTAAAAACAGCATAAACAATGGCAGAAAAATCAAATATTCAATGGACCGATGCTACTTGGAACATCGCCAGGGGATGCACTAAGGTAGACGAAGATTGCAAATACTGTTACATGTACCGCGATAGCTTTGATAACACACGGTACAATCCTTTAGAGGTGGTGAAAACTAAAACGGTCTTTAATATGCCGCTTCATTACAAAGAGACATACAGTAGGGTATGGCACGGTAGGCCGTTGATATTTACTTCTTCCCTTACCGATGTGTTTCACCCGGAAATTGATAGCTATAGGGCTGAAATGTGGGACATAATTAGGAAATGCCCGCACCTTATTTTTCAAATACTTACCAAAAGGCCGGAACGTATTACCGAGCATCTGCCAGCCGATTGGGGTGAAGGGTGGCATAACGTTTGGCTGGGCGCCAGTGTGGGGAGCCAAAGCAGCACACAGCGAATGGTGGATTTATCAATGGTACAAAGCAGGGTGAAGTTTCTTTCGTTAGAACCGTTGCATGGAGAAATTAACTTATGCAAACCAACGGTTGAAGTTGGCGGGGAACATTGGCACATATTGCCTGAGTTTGATTGGGTAATTGTTGGCGGTGAAAGTGGCAATGAAACAGGTAAATACCGCTACAGGCCCTGTGAGCTATCTTGGATAGAAACTATCGTAAAGGATTGTAAAGTTAACCATATAGCTGTTTTTGTAAAGCAGATGGGTACCCACTTAGCCAAGCAATTAGGTATGAGCGACCGGCACGGCGGCAATATTCAAGAATTTCCTTTGGCATTACAGGTAAGGGATTTTCCACTATGCAGGTAGGTTTTTAAGTTAGTCAGTCAGTTTTTAAGCATATCCCCAAAAGAAGATTTAAAGTTGAAACGGAATATTAACTACATCTTGGAAATAAACATGTTCTACGATTGGCTCGAAACGAATCAAGTTCCAAAATCGGCAATTGCATTATGGCATAGTTTGATGCACATAGCAAATAAAGCAGGATGGGAAGAGTCATTCACGGTAGCCATATCAATCATTGAATCTAAAACAGGATTCAAACGGTCTGAACTGTACGAAGCCAGGAATTTACTCACGCAAAAAGGGCGCCTTAACTGGAAGCAACGCGGCGGTAATTTGTGCGCAGAATATGAGTTAATATTCTTTTGTGTCCGTAATACGGACACAAGTGCGGAGGCAAAAGCATACACAAACGGTAACACAAATGGGTACACAAAGCCGACACAAACGGGTACTATTAATAAACTAGACAAGACTAAACTAAATACTTCTAAATCTCATTTGCCGCCAGAGGGCGGCACCTCTGAAAAAAAAGAAATTGATTACTGGAAATTGCTTTGTAAATGCTGGTTTGATTTTTACGAAAAACAATTTTCCGCGCCACCAAGCTTTGACGCAACCAAGGGGAAAGCACTTAAATCCATTGTCACCCGGCTAAAAAAGCTAAGTGCGGCCAAAGGACGGGAATGGACGGAGGAACAAGCCCTTAAATCGCTGGCCTATTTTTTCAAAAAAGCTTGGGAGCATGACACGTGGCTACAAATCAATTTTGAATTGCCGGTTTTGTCTCAAAAATTCGATTCAATCACCAATTCTAACAAAAATGACACAACAAATCGGGGAACTGCTGCCCGCACTGGAAACACCGGGCAGCCTGGTAGCCGCCTCCAACCCCTGTGAGGTGCTGACGGATGAGGAAAAACAATCGGCCATAAACCATGCAGTTATGCAGCTAAAAAAAGCTTACGGCCGCAAAATGGAGCTATTGGGCCAATTCCCGACAGAACAAGAATGGCTTGCCAAAATTGATATTGCCGAAGTGTTACGGTCGGCAAATGAACGCAAAAAATGGGCGTTAGAGGATAAAGCCTACAGGCAACGCGAAAGGGAAAGAGAGCAGAAAAAAGCCGAGGAATTGCGGCGCAGCTGGACCGCAGGCCGATTTTGGGCGGAAATAAAAGCCTATTTCCTCAACGAGTGTGGTCATTTTGTGTACGACAAACAAACAAACGCAGCTTACATACAGGCCCTGTGCTACTTTCTTGCTGCCGACCCTCGATTTGAAACAGAACTGGGATTTTCTTTCCAAAAAGGGTTGTTAGTGATGGGAACCAGCGGACTTGGTAAAACCAAAACGATCGAGGCTGTAAAAAACAACCCACTTTGCCCAATAGCTATTTATTCGCTGATTGAGATAACGGAACGGGTGCGACTGAATGGCTTTTGCGAAATCAACACCGACCGTATTACCCTGCTGGATGATATGGGCAGCGAAACGCCCAGTGTAAAGCATTATGGCACCGACGTGTGTTGGTTTAAGGACTTTGTCGAAAGCTATTACCTGAACAAAAGACCCTTTAACCGCTTGATTATTACGACCAATATCGGCGGTGATGAAATTCAAGAGCGGTATGGGTACCGGGTGCGCAGCCGGATGCGGGAAATGTTTAACAATATCACCATTAAAGGGGACGACCTAAGGGGGTAAGCAATGGAATATGATAATAAAATTATTGGCATCCCATTAAGCGGGGGTATTAATTCCGCTGCCGTGCTTTGTTGGTTTATTGAACAAGGGTTTAAGCCAAAAGAGTTGCATTTATTTTATGCCCATTTTGCGGAGCATTCACCCGATACATTCCAATTTGTTGCCGACCAAGTTCGATACGCTCGTAAACACATTGTCAATGTAAAGGTTAAAATAACCCGAAATAGCGTATTAAGGTTTTTTGAAAATGAAAAAATGATACCTCACCCGACTGTATCGCCTTGTTCAAAAAAGTTAAAAATTGAACCGATGGAACGATATTTTTTTGAAAACGGGGTGCAGGTTGACTTAGTGGGGTATGTGAAAGGGGAACTAAAAAGAATTAATCGTTCAAAAAAAAATACTATCCCTAACCTTTTTTACGAAAAAGATTTCCCTATAAAAAACTTTACCGATGATTGGTGTTTTGAAATTGTTGATAGGCATATAGGCTGGCACCCTGCCATTTACGATTTACGAGACGAAAACGGCAAAAGAGTATTTAAGCACAATAACTGCCTGCCTTGTAAAAACATGCATCTTAGCCAAATGAAAAAAGTTGCATTTTACTTTCCTGAATATATGACAGATGCAATAAAGCTTTCAACGGACTTGCAAACCTATTGGGGCCGTGATGCGCAGGATTATTACACAACTTTTGGCCGAGAAGATTATGAACCAACACAATGCGCCGCTTGTGCATTTGATTAAAACGTAAGCAATGTATGAAATTCGTAAAACCTGCACCAAGTGCAAAGCTGTGGAGGGCGATGTAAAATTTCGGTATGGGGCCAACATTTGCAACCCCTGCAGGGGCAAAAAAGCGGTCAAACTTGCCAAAGCAAAAAAAAACAACCAAACGGAATTTGAAAAAATGTGTGCAGAAGTAAATTTTTTTTAAATGAGAACACCTTTTGACCCCAGCTTGGCCAGCACGTGCGCAATCTGTAAAACCCAAGAAACTAAAGACAACCGGTTTGACCAGGATTACCCGATGTGCAGAAAGTGCCGAAATCAGTATTTGAAATCTAAAAAAGTCTTGACACCGAAGCATCACGAGAATTATGAAACGCCAAAGATTTTTGGCAAGTTAGAAACCGAATTTATTAACCAGCCATTTGGATGGCTATAACCAATAAGTATGAAACACGGCAGTTTATTTAGTGGGATTGGCGGTTTCGATTTGGCTGCCGAATGGATGGGGTGGGAAAATGTGTTTCATTGTGAATGGAATGAATTTGGCCAAAAAGTGTTAAAATATTATTGGCCTAATGCTGAAAGTTTTACCGACATCACAAAAACAGATTTTACAAAATATGCAAACAGAATTGATGTTCTTACAGGAGGATTCCCCTGCCAGCCTTACAGCGTTGCCGGAAAACGAAAAGGCAAAGAAGATGAACGCCACCTGTGGCCCGAAATGCTTAGAGCAATTAAAGAAATTCGACCAATTTGGGTTGTGGGCGAAAACGTTTTCGGGCTTGTTAATTGGGCAAATGGGTTGGTTTTCCACGAAGTGCAAACTGACTTGGAAGCTGCGGGGTACGAGGTTTGGCCGTATGTACTGCCAGCTTGCGGTGTCAACGCTCCCCATAGAAGGGACAGAATATGGTTTATTGCCCACGCCCGATTTGAGCGACAGGCGGTCGGATGCGAGCAGTCAATGGGGGTTGACGAATTACGCAAACAATGGTTTACTCCCAACCCCGAATACGATGGATGCAATGAAACCGAAAACGGACAAAGCATGGGAACGGGAAATAACAGTACAAAGGCCGGGGCGAACGAAGCCAGCGAATTTACGGGACATACCGAACCGTGCGCCGGGGTTGTTACCTACACCGAACGCGCA